GACCTTTCGAGTTAGGTCCCATCGATGAGGCAATCACTGTTGAGACTGAACAGGATCTCATCAATACTTTTGGTAAGCCTTTGAGCACCGACGCTCAATATGAATATTGGATGACTGCAGCGTCATTCCTTTCATATGGTGGTATTCTTAAGGTCGTCAGAACTGATGACACTGATCTCAAGAATGCTAACTCTGGAGTTGGTATTGCAAACACCACAACTCTGAAGATCAAGAGTTACGAAGATTATCAAGATAATTACACCACTGCAACCGATTTTGGTTGGGCTGCTAAGACTCCTGGTCGTTGGGCGCGTAATTTAAAAGTTGCCGTCATTGATGACGTAGCTGACCAAACTATTGGTATCACAACCACTTCTCTGGTTGGTGCTGGTTATAGTGTTGGATACGGTGTTACTGCCGCAATGAGCGGAGTTGTTATCGCCGGTTCTGGTTCAACCTCAGAGTTTAACGGATTCCTTAAGGGTATCATCACTGGTGTTACCACGGCACTCTCGGGAACAGCAAGCAGCATTGACGTTAAGATCGTCTCTCGCGTCGAAGAAGTTGGCGGTGGTTCTACAGAAACCAAGGTCACTTATTCGGAAGGTGGTATCTTTGAATTCAAAACCACCGATTCTCTGTTTACTGTGACTCAGGCTGGTGCTGCTGGCACAACCCTGGCACAAACTCCTGCTTCTGTTGTTGACTGGTATGATCAACAGACCTTGGGTCTGGACAATGCCACAATCAACTGGAAGTCCATCGCTCAGAAACCCCAAACATCTCAGTATGTAACTGAGAGAGGTGGTTATAACGATGCATTGCACGTTGTTGTTATTGATGACGACGGAACTGTAACTGGAATCAAGGGTAATATCCTTGAGAAGCACCTGAACCTGTCTAAAGCGAAGGATGCTGAGTCCTCAGGTGATGCTGGTCTGAAAATCTACTATAAAGATTATATCGCTCAGTTCTCTGAGAATCTCTATGCAGGGTACAACCCCTCCATCGCTTTTGATTCTTACCATAAAGTTGGTCCTGTTAATACTGGATTTGGCGGAACTCTGTTCACTGCCATCAGCAACGCTGATGCACAATGGGGTCAGGACGCTGCTGATGTCACTTACTTTGCTGGCATCGGTGCTACCACATATCAACTTCAAGGTGGCGAAAACTACAGCGATGCAGGTGGATTTGCCGCAACTCTTGGTGGTTTGATCACCTCCTATGAGAAGTTCCAAACCAAAGATGAAATCGCAGTTGATTATCTTCTTGCTGGTCCTGGTATTGGCGATAGAGCACAAACTCAAGCGAAGTATAACAAACTCGCTGATATTGCCGAAGCCAGAAAGGACTGTGTTGCCGTTGCATCACCTCGTCGCTCTGACATCGTTAACGTAACTAGCGGCGCGACTCAAACCACCAACGTGGTTGCTACATTTGATGGAGTTAATTCCTCCTCGTACTTGATCCTGGATTCGGGTTACAAGTACATGTATGATAGGTTCAACAATGAGTTCCGTTACGTTCCCTGTAACGGTGACATTGCTGGACTGATGGTAAGAACAAATCGTGAGTTCTTCCCATGGTTCTCACCCGCTGGCCAACAGCGTGGTGTTCTGAACAATGCTACAAAACTTACCTATAATCCAACTCAGGCACAGAGAGACACTCTGTATACCAAACGGATCAACCCTGTTGTATTCCGTCCTGGTATTGGCATCATGCTCTTCGGAGACAAGACTGCCCTGAGTTATGCCTCGGCGTTTGACCGGATCAACGTCAGAAGACTGTTCCTTACAGTTGAGCAGGCACTGGAGCGTGCAGCACAAGCGCAGCTCTTTGAATTCAATGATGAGATCACCAGAGCAAACTTTGTTAACATCGTCGAACCTTATCTCCGCGATGTTCAGTCCAAGCGTGGACTTTATGACTTCCTGGTCATCTGTGACGAAACTAACAACACTCCCGATGTCGTTGACAACAACGAATTCCGGGCTGACATTTTCCTCAAACCTTCCAAGTCTATCAACTTCGTCGCGCTGACATTCGTTGCAACCAGAACGGGCGTCTCGTTTGAAGAGGTAGCAGGTAGAGTCTGATCAACTTAAGGAGTTAAAGAACAATGGCAAACGCCCCCAACCCCCCGGCAATTAGAAACATCTCTCAGTTTAAATCAAAACTGAGAGGTGGTGGCGCACGCCCTAATCTGTTTGAAGTTGCTATCCCCAACTTCCCTGATTATGTCGGTGCTAACTATAACAATGATGACAAATCAACCTTGCGCTTCATGTGCAAGGCTGCCAACCTTCCCGCTTCAAACGTTGCTTCTGTTGACGTTCCTTTTAGAGGTCGTACTCTGAAAGTTGCTGGCGACAGAACCTTCGATCCCTGGACGATCACCATCATCAACGATGAAGACTTCCGTCTGAGAACTGCTTTTGAAGCATGGATGAATGGTATCTCCAAGTTGGATAACAACACTGGAGCAACCAGCCCCACATCTTACATGCAAGATGCTTACGTTTATCAACTGGGCAGAGGTGCAACTATTGCATCTGAAGGTCCTATTAATGACGTAAGTGGTGCTGGTCCTACCGATTCAGCAAACGTTTTGAGAGCATATCGTTTCATCGACGTGTTCCCGACTAACGTTTCTGAGATCGCTCTCTCCTATGATACTGGAGATACTCTCGAAGAATTCACCGTTGAATTCCAAGTTCAATACTTTGAAGGATTCGGTTCTAGAGAAGCAGCCGATATCAGATAACATAAATACTAGGAGATAACTTCTAGTAGTAGAATAAATGGCTAGATTATTTGGATTCTCTATTGAGAATAATGATGAGACCCCAAAGTCAGTAGTGTCCCCGGTTCCACCTTCGCAAGAGGATGGAAACGACCACTACATGACTGCGGGGTTTTTTGGTAACTATGTTGATCTAGAAGGTGTCTACAAAAACGAATTTGATTTAATTCGTAGATATCGTGAGATGGCACTTCATCCTGAGGTTGATAGTGCAATTGAGGATGTAGTTCATGAGGCTCTTGTCTCTGATACCAATGAAAGTCCAGTTGAAATTGAACTTTCTAAACTCAATGCGAGTGAAGGTATCAAAAACAAGATCAGAAAAGAGTTTAAACATATCAAAGATCTTTTAGATTTTGATAAAAAAGCACACGAGATATATCGTAATTGGTATATCGATGGACGTTTGTATTACCACAAGGTAATTGATTTAAAGCGTCCTGAGGATGGAATCCAGGAATTGCGTTATATTGACGCAATGAAGATGAGATATGTTCGTCATGCTGTAAAGGATGACAAAGATAAAGCAGCACAAATTGCAGCTCTCAATGGTAATAAGTCCCCCAACAGTGTTAATAGTGCGTTCCCGAAGATTGAAGAATACTTCATCTATACCACTAAAAACACTGTTGGTGGTGCTTTAAGTCCGTCTGCAAATATGACTGACACCAAGGGTGTTAAGTTTTCAAAGGACTCTATTGCATATTGCACCTCTGGTTTAGTAGACAGAAACAAGGGAAATACACTCTCATATCTGCATAAAGCAATCAAATCACTCAATCAGCTGCGTATGATTGAGGATTCTTTGGTCATTTATCGCCTCTCACGTGCTCCTGAACGCAGAATTTTCTACATTGATGTGGGTAATCTGCCTAAAGTTAAGGCAGAACAATACCTCCGTGACGTTATGATGAGGTATCGTAACAAGCTTGTTTACGATGCCAGCACGGGTGAGATCAGAGATGACAAGAAGTTCATGTCCATGATGGAGGACTTCTGGTTACCTCGCCGCGAGGGAGGGCGCGGTACAGAAATTTCTACCCTTCCTGGCGGGCAAAACCTTGGTGAAATTACAGATATTGAATACTTCAAGAAGAAACTGTTCAAGTCTCTGAATGTTCCTATCTCTAGAATTGAAGGCGATGGTGGTTTCAACCTCGGTCGTTCATCTGAAATTCTTAGAGATGAACTGAAGTTCAGTAAGTTTGTCGGCAGACTTCGTAAAAGATTCAGCAATCTGTTCTTGGATATGCTGAGAACTCAGTGTCTTCTGAAAAACATCTGCACCCCAGAAGACTGGGAAGTCATGTCTGAAAATATTCAGTTTGATTTCTTGTATGATAATCACTTTGCAGAACTCAAAGATGCAGAACTGATGAGAGAAAGATTCTCTCTGGCTGCTGAGGTAGAACCTTACATTGGTAAGTACTATTCTCAAGATTGGGTTCGTCGTAAGGTTCTCCGTCAGACTGATCTTGACATTCTTGAGCAAGACAAGTTGATTGAAAAGGAGATTAATGATGGCACAATTCAAGATCCAAAGGAACTTGAAATGGCTGTTGATGGTGTAGGAGTTCCCCCCAATGGTGGCGGAGATCTCGGTGCTGTTCCCAAAGAACCCGATCTGGAATCTCAGGGAAGTGCAACCGAAGCTCCTGAGGGTGGAGAAATATAAATAATACTTAGATTCAGTTTATGCCTGATAACATGGATGATTTAATGGATGCTTTGGTGAGTAATGAATCGCCGTCACAAATTAGTGACGCGATTAAGGATATGCTTTATGCCAAAACGGCAGAAAAAGTAGATTCTTTGAGACCTACCGTCGCCTCATCTTTATTTGGTGAAGATGACCTTGAAACAAATGATGAAATTGAAGCAACCCCCGAAGTCGAGGATGAGGAGTAATGTCAGTCCATCAACCTGTAGGTATTAGTACATCGTTTGCAACTAGCACCACTAGTGCTCAGTCTACTGCGATTGCTAAAAAGAGTAATGCTCTAAGAATTGTATCAGTTGGTGCTGATGCTCACGTTGCCATCGGAACTTTTCCTGTTGGAACAACGACAAGTTACTACGTTCCCTCTGGTGGAACTGCTTTTCTGAGTCTGGGTCAAGTTAGTGCGAACAGAGTTACCGGTATTACTACTGGTTCTACCACCACTATCGATTTTCCCGAAGGAACTGGTAGCCCTTTCAAGGCAGGGGATGCCGTTACATTGACAGTCACTAATCAAGATTATTTTGATTTTGAACACAAGATTGTCACGAGTGTCAACAGCACATCTGGACGTGATGGTTATCACAGTGAAAGAATCGTGGTCGCTCATGACTCAAGCGGTATTGCTACTGCTTTTGTTTCAGATAATAATGAGGCACATTTAAGAGAGTCATTCAAAGTTGCCGCCAGAACTGCATCTGGAACAGGGACTCTGCACGTACAACAGATTCAAACCACCGGACAATCCTGATGAAACTAATTAGAGAAGAAATTGAAAGCGTAGATTTCATTGTCGAAGAGCGCAACGGCAAAAAGGCTCTCTTTATTGAAGGTATTTTCCTTCAGGGTGACATCAAGAACCGCAATGGTCGGATGTATCCCATGGAGACTCTCCGTCGCGAAGTTGCTCGATACAATGAAAATCACGTTGTAGCTGGCAGAGCACTTGGTGAACTCGGTCACCCTGAAGGTCCTACCGTCAACCTTGATCGTGTTTCACACAAGATCGTTTCTCTGAGAGAGTCTGGTTCTAACTTTATCGGTAAAGCAAAACTGCTTGAAACACCGATGGGTAAGATTGCCAAGTCTCTTATTTCAGAGGGCGTAAAACTCGGCGTTTCCTCTCGTGGTATTGGATCTCTCAAGATGACTCGTGAGGGAACCAACATTGTCGGTGACGACTTTATGTTAGCAACTGCTGCTGATATCGTTGCTGATCCTTCTGCTCCTGATGCTTTCGTTGAAGGAATTATGGAAGGAAAAGATTGGGTATGGGACGGCGGAATCCTTAGAGAAGCCGCTGCTCGTAAAACATATCAAACGATCAACACTTTAGTTGATCAAAAACAGTTAGATGAGAAGAAGTTAGACCTTTTTAATAACTTCTTACAAAATCTCTAATAACTAAATAAATATAGATTAATACAAAGGGTATTTCGGAGAACTTCAAATGTCGCGTGGAGACTTACAAGAAATGGAAGCGAGCACAAAGCAATCCAAAACCGCTGTAAACGCTGGTGCTAAACCGGCTGAGCCTATGGATACTTCGCTTGCTGGCACTGTTGAGGACCTCGGTGGGCCGACCCCCGAGAACTACAAACCGGACGATGATTCAGCAAAGCTGAAGACCGGTGAAGGACTTAAGCATGTCAGAGACGTTGTAAACAAAGGTGCAAAAGCAGCAGATCCCATGAAAGGCATGAAGGAAGAAGAAGAACTCGAAACCGAAGAGACCATCGAAGAAGAAATCGTCGATGAAGTTGTCGAAGAGGAAACCCAAGAGGAAGAGTATAGCATCGAAGATGATGTAAATGCTCTGCTCGGCGGTGAAGAACTCTCCGAAGAATTCAGAGAAAAGGCAAAGACCATCTTTGAAGCCGCCCTTAAATCTAAAGTTTCCGAAATCAAGGAAACCCTGGAAGAGCAGTATGCTGCTGCTCTGCAGGAAGAGGTCGAAGAAATGAAGACCGAACTGCAGGAAAGAGTTGATTCTTACCTGGAGTACGTTTCCGACGAGTGGGTTAAAGAAAACGAACTCGCCGTTGAAAACGGTCTCAAGACTGAAATGACCGAATCATTCCTCTCCGGAATGAGAAGTCTTTTTGAAGATCATTATGTTAACATCCCTGAAGAAAAATATGATGTTGTCTCTACCATGGTAGAGAAGTTAGATGACATGGAGACAAAACTCAACGAGCAAATCGAGAAAAATATCAATCTGAACAAGCGCCTCTCCGAGTCGGTTGCAGATGTTATTCTTTCCGATGTTTCTGAAGGTCTCGCTGCCACTCAGAAAGAGAAGCTCGCTTCACTTGCCGAAGGTGTTGAGTTTGAAAGTGAAGAATCGTTTAAAGAGAAACTGACAACCCTGAGAGAATCATACTTCTCTGAAACCAAGTCAGTACCTCAATCATCTGCCGACACACTCACCGAGGGTGAGCAATCCCCCGAGGCAGTTGGTGGACTCATGGAGTCTTACCTGGGCGTTCTGGGCAGAATGAACTCCTGAATTTAAGATTATCAAACACAACTGTTAATTAGGTAAAAAACCAATGTTCCAATCTGAGCATCTGGTAGAAAAGTGGGCACCCCTTCTCGATCATGACGGTGGCATCACCGACAATCATCGTAAAGCTGTAACCGCTGTTCTGCTTGAAAACCAAGAAAAGTTCCTCCGCGAGGAGCAAGCATTTAACTCAGGTCACAACCTGATGGAAACCCCCACCAACGCTGCCGGTACAGGCGGTTTCGGTGGTGGTGCAACCGCAACAGGTCCTGTTGCAGGTTTCGACCCCGTACTGATCTCCCTGATCAGACGCTCTATGCCTAACCTGGTCGCATATGACCTGGCTGGCGTTCAACCGATGAACGGTCCTACCGGACTGATCTTCGCAATGCGTTCACGCTATGGTA